ACGAGATTGCCCCGTTCATCAAGGTGCCTCTCTCCGACAACGAGAAGATTGCCTACACCAGCTTCTCGTACAACTTGGGCTCTGGGGCGTTCATGCGCTCCTCATTCCTCGTTAAGCTCAACCACGGTCTTCATAAGGAAGCCTGTGACGGTATGCTTGCCTACAATCGCACGCTCTCCAAGGGCGTCGTACCGGGCTTGGTAACGAGGCGGCACAAGGAAGACGCCATCTGCCAGAGCATCCACACTCAGGGTCCTGTGGTCATCGCGGTGCCCTTAGCGCCTAAGCCGCACGAGGCTCCTCTCATGCCTCTCCCTCAGCCCAAGCGCTGGTGGCAATTCTCATGGCTGCAAGCCATATGGAAGTGGTTCTCGTAATGTCTTGGTTCCTCTCATACGTCACGTCAACCTTCGGACTCATAAGTGTCACAGGCCTCTTGGTAGTCATATGCCTAGGGATCGCTTGGACTCTCAAGAGCCTCAAGTGGGCCATAGGAGCCGCTGCGGTCCTCGCTGCAGGCCTTGCCTACGCCCAGATTGACCATAACGCCTTCCAGCGTGCTGAAGCCGCCAGGGCCCAGGCTCAGATTGAGCTGCTCCAGACACGCATCCTCACCATCTCCATGATAACCGCCAAGGACAACGAGCGATCAGTCGCAGACGCGTTCCTGAACACCAAACTGAAAGACCTATCGCTTGAAACGCCTCGTAACGATGGCGCTTGTCTCGACGCTGCTACTGCTCACCGCGTGTGGGCCATCAGCGGGACCAGCACCATCACAGCTCCCCTATCCCCCGGCCGAGTTTCAAACGTGCTTCCGTGGCGTCTCAAGCGGCCCTGATCGCGCTCTGACGCAGGGCGAGGTTGAGGCCTTGTGGAAGAACGACCGCTACAGGGCCATTGCTCAGGCTCGCTGTGGTGCTCGTCTGAACGCTTGGTACGATAGCCTAAGGACCTCTTGGAAGTGATGGATAACCACGACTTCCCGTTCACTCACGCCGTCGCTGCAGCCTCTGTGGTGAGCCCTATGTGGCTCCACAGCGTCAATGACGTGGCTACAACTGTTCTGACGCTCCTAGGCATCGGCTGGCTCCTACTGCAGGCCTATGTCTTCATCCGAGACAACATTATAAAGAAGCCCAAATAACATGCCGCCGACGTTCGTTGAAGACCCGGCAACGGGCATCGTCACTTCTGTAGCTGATAATCCCCTCACGTTCATTGAACTCACCCCAGCCAATGGGATCGTCACTTCGTTAGCCAGAGTTGCTAACACGTTCATTGAGCTAAATCCTGCTAACGGTATCGTGTCCTCGTTGCTGCGAGTTGACGGCACCTTCGTTGAAGTAAACCCGGCAACGGGGATCGTCACCTTTGTTCCTAACGTTGGTGGTGGAACGACGTTAGGGGTTCTTGCGGCTAGTCGCGGACAAGTCCCGATGAATGTGGGTGGCGCATGGTCCGCCAACACGACGTACACTAGGGAATACTACGCTCACCCCAAAGGAGCGATCAGCAATCTCAAGACGCTGGATACTAACTGGTGTTGGAACGGAACGGCTGGCTGGACCGCAATTACCACCTACACCATTAAGCGATTTCTGGAGTACCCCGCCGGAGTGTTCACTCCGATAACGTGGGCTGGTGGGACTGTAACAAACCGCACCTTTACGTCGGCTTTGACACAAGCGCAGATGACATCAGACCCTGTTGCAGTGACAATTCCAGCAGGCGCGCAGTTCTGGATACGTACGGTTTGGCTAGCTGGCACTCTGCCCGTTCTAATGATGATTGGCTCCTCATCCAATAGCGGTGCTACTGACGGCTCTGTGGCTGGGGATTTTGGCAACAGTGGCACCATTCCAGCTAACGCCACTGGGAACACCTTTGGTCCGCCGGCTATCCTAGGTGATGTTGCTGTCTCCAATGCTCGTTCATTCCTTCTCATGGGTGATAGCGAGTGTTGGGGGGGCATTACGCAGGACAGCAATGGTGATTATCAAGGCCAAGGCCCTCTAGGCGGTAGTGGCTACATGGCGCGCGTATGTGATCCCGTAGCCCCCTATTGCAAGCTCTGTTTCCCCGGCGAGCAATCATCGCAAGTGGTTACGAACCTCACGGCTAGTGGCGGCATCAATCGCGTAACAAACTTTATGAACGCGCTAAATTATTCTGAGATGTGGCTTGAGTACGGCATCAACGACCTTGGCATTGGTCTCGCTACGCCAACACAACTACTCGCCAACGTGGCAACACTAGCGGGCCTAGTCAGGCCGGGAGCAGTCGTAAGTGCTTCCACGATTAACGCTGTATCAGGCGCTGCCAACACGGTGCCTTGGTCACACGGGGTAGATCAGAACACATATGACGCTTCTATCAGAGCGAGGCCTACGTGGCTGACGGGAAACATCTACGATATCGCAGATGCATCCATGACCTCCCGCGATAGTGGTGTCTGGAACTCCACAGGCGGCACTTGGCAGCAGGACGGCACGCATCCAAACACCCATGGCGCGATTGGCATCGTCACCAACCTTGGCCCGATCTAACAACACGAAAGAACTCAATTGACCGCACGAACCGACCTCGACAACGCCTTCTCGATCCTCGATGCAGGCATCAAAGCACACGTCACGGCACTTGCGACCGCTCAGGCAATCGTCGCTGACGAGAGCTACCTTGCTGGCTTGACCACCAAGGTGCTCGCGATGGCTGATGAACTCAATGGCTCCAATCCCACAGTGGTCACTCCGGTGGTCCCTGCTGCGGTTGTCATTACGCCTCCACCGCTCCCGGTTGTCACTCCCGCAGTGGCTCCTCTGACCGCGACCACGGAGACCATTGTCTCTGCGATCCTCGCGCCCGAAGTGGCTCCAGTAGAAGCTGCTCACGTCCCCAGCGTCATGGAGACCATGCAGGCTGCTGTCGCTGCGATGGCTTCGAAGCTTTAAGAACCGACAAAAAACCCACGATCCCAAAGTGCTCTTATGAGCTCCTAAGGATCGTGGGTATTTTTTCGTCATCAGTTACTGCTCAACAGTGCTGCACCCTAACCGAAAACCATCCGACTTGGCCCTCTTCGAGAACAACCAGTTCCGTTCCGTCAGAGAATCGCACGCGCAACAAATCGTATCCGCCACCGTTCTTTGACTGAACGGCATCCAAAACCGTCTTGCCAGCGATAGCAATTTCCTTAGTCTCTTCGTCGTTTGTCATCACTTCCTCGATGTTCGGTCACGACTGACGTATACTAAGAATGCCCCAGAGCACCCAAGCTCCTACTGCGATCAGGAACACCAGTGCTCCGATTTCATTAGTGTCCATCAGACGCCTTTCAGGATCAGTGCGCGCCCAGGGAAATTCACGGGCACCTTGGTTCCTAGGTACAGACGTTCGTTCTTAATCTGTGTCACCTCTCGGATTTCGATAGCTTGCGCGCGGCCATAGGAGACAGCGAACGCCACCTTCTGACCGAGGGCGTATGGCGTGCCTTCCAAGTCAAGGAGTTCTCCAGAGTTCCAAGGATGGCTCAAACAGCGCTCCAGTCGTTCGCGAGAATGTCGGCTTGCGTCACTTCCCACTGGCCTACATAAATGGTGCCTAGATATCTATTGATGGCAGTGTTGTATCCTAGGCTGATCGTGAGACCATCGTCCCAGCCGTGTCGCCTAACGGAAGCTGACATCTTGATGCGGTCCAGCGCGTAGCTGAACGTCATGTGGTTCATCTCACTTAGACCGTTGAGAATGAGGCTTGGACATAGTAGCCGTGATAAGCTTAGGCTTCCCGGAGTCCACAAGCTCCGTCAGCAGCAACTCAATACGCTGCGAGGACGCCAAGGTGCTCTCAAGCGCCTGAAGCATCCGTTGTTCGTTCGTGAGGTGAGCTGTGCCTGCGAGGAAGTCGTGTACGCTGTGGCCTTGGGTATCTTTATTCTCGTCCATTCTTGATTTCCTTAGCTATAGAACGCATGAACGGCGTTTCCGTTGGCGTGATGTTGGTGATGTAGCTCTTGATGTCTTCACGCTGATAGTTTCCTTCGTCCCACCTGTAGAGCGTCCACAGCGCTACGGCGTGGTCCCAGAGGTAGTAGTAGGCGAACGTGAGAAGCCAGAGAGCCACTACTATCCCGATGAAGATTGGGAAGCGCATTAGCTTAGGGTGCCATCCGGGTCCAGCTCTTCGATGATGGCCCAAGCGAGCTTGAGAGCCTTGGAGCGCGTGAGGAACACGCCCCGTGTATCAGTCCAGACGAACAGACCTGCTTTGCCGTCCGCACGCGTCTGCGCCTCAACGATGTCGCCGTCACCGTCCTTTATCGTGATGCCACGAAGGGGTGCGTCATCAGCCCACGCGAGCACGTCCTTGAGTTTCTTAAACTTCATTTGGTCAGGTCTTTCTTCCAGTATATGGAGTGTTGAAATGCCCACCTGTAGGCAGGCTCGAATGTTTTGTAGCCAGCGCTGATGAGCGAGTTGGCGCTCGGAGGGTTCTCCGTGGTGTCTGTCAACATAGTTGTGAGCCCTAAGGTCCTCGCCTTGCGCTCACGGACGGTGATGAGACGCCGCTGGAGCCCTTGGCCTCTGTAGGCCTTGAGAACTCCTGCGCGCTTCAGGTATCCTGCGCCCGGCGTGTGGAGAGCGAAGGTGAAGCCACAGAAGGCCACGGCCTTGTACGGCATCGCCCAATCGTCCATGTCAGTAACGAGCCACCAGTACCCACGCTCGAAGTCAGCCCTGATAGAGGTGTCGAAGAACGTCAGATCGTGAAGGTTCGTAAGCTCCTCGTGATAGTGTTCCTCGGTGGCATCGACTTCTCGGATGCGGAACTTCACCGCTTGATGACCACGCAGCGTCCATCAGGAGAATACCGATAGACAATGAAGTCGTCAGGACGCGCCGTGATTGCCGCGATCAGATCATACTTTCGTGCGTACGCTTTGGAGTACATAGGATCGCTTGGGTGGGCTTTAGACTGAGCGTAGTAGACGTACCCGCCTCTCATCAGATTGAAAGTCCTCGATACCGCAAGCGCCCCAGGTAAACCCAGAGACGCCACGGCTTGGTTGAATGGGGGTAGCCCTCAGGCCACCAGCGAATGCTCAGCGGGCCTAGGTCCACTGCAGTGTATCTGGGGCCACGGAAGATCACGCGCTCTCCACGGCTCTGTTGAGAGCATCAATGAGGTCATAGACTTGGCCGAACGTCAGTTCGAGAACGTCCGCCGTTGAGCGGTCCTCGTACTCCTGACGTATGATCAGAGTTTCTTCGGCTGGCTTGGGGCCGCCTTTAGGACCTACGCTCAGGTTCCTGCTCCACCACACGCACACGGCAGGAAGCCCAGGGATCATGCGGCCACCTTTGGGGGCCTTGGCTGCTTCGGCTGCTGGGATGTCGTAGGTGGTGCCTTGGGAGTCTCGGGTCACTTTACACGGCATCTTCGGGCTTGTCGTAGCACGTGCAACATTCGTGCTCAGGCGTGGTCTCATCAACTGGCAAGCCGTCCCAGTCCCAGCACCAGTGGGCATGAACGCCTTTGAGAACCTTACCGCGCCACTTCATGCAGTCTTCGATCCAATCCGGCGTGTCGTGATTGAACGCCATCAGGAAGCGTCAGCGAGCGTGTGCTCAATCAAGAGCGCAATGTGATGCTTAGCTTTCTCAAGGTCCTTGACGCCTCCCTTGGTCTTCCAGCGCGACACGTATTTAATTATATTACCCTCGCTGAAGCCTAGGTTGTTCGCCCATATAAATTCAATCGGCTGAATTTTCATAGCAGTATAGTGTGTTCCGCCAACTTGAGTGCCTAACACGGTGGTATCAGTTGATTTCATGTTTCCTCTTCTTGTAGAACATGGGTGAGAGCGCACGTTCAAGCTCCCAGCCTCGTCGCAATCTTGAGTGAAGTGTGTTGACCGGTAGTCCGATGCGATCCGCCCATTGTGCAATGTTAAGTGACACGCCAATGTACGTCAGGACCGTATTATCACTTCGGTTGTTTGCCTGCTCTTTGCTAGAAGCCCACCTGCAGTTCTCTTTTGAGTACCCGAGGTCATTGTCTTTGCGGTCTAGAGTTTTACCTGCAGGTCGGTCACCCATGTCAGCAAGGAATGTGCCGAAGTCTTCCCAACTTGGATCAAAGGTGATGCCGCGTCCGCCGTATCGACCCCACTTATGGTTCTTGTCTAAGCACCGCTGTCTCATTCCTGCCCAGCTTGTGTACGCTGGAGACCTACGGCACGGAGCGCTGTAGCTCATGCCGATGTCTTTCCTTTGTCCTTCGTACCAGCGGTAGCCTTCTCAGCTGCTAGCATGAAATCCTTATGTTCCGTCTGCAGTCGTTTGAACTCTGCGAACTTGACTACAGTGCCTCCCATGTTGATCCTCCGCTGCTCGTCGTTCTCGATGATTGCTTTGAAGAGAGGTGGTAGCTTACAGGTCCGTACTAGCGGCTTCTCGATGAGCATCAGCTCTTCCCTTCGGGGTTCGCGCTTCTGCGCGCCATTTGATTAAGTTGCGAACATGAATGACGGCCATCATGATGTTGACGGGCGCGAGGCCCCAAAGGTGTCCATGGATCATTATGATGTTCCACGGGACCTGAGCGATGATGCCAAGCCACGGTCCTAGGGCTGATTTATTCCCGTAGTACCAGGAGCCAGCGATGGTGAGCGCTGAGGCTGCTAGTTGGATACCTAACTCAAGCGTCAAACCTTGATGCTCCACATCGGCACCAGAGAGCAGTGCGTGTACACTGTCTGCCCCAGGTCTTCGCTGGCGAAGGGGTCTATGCAGTACGGGCGAGGTACGTAGGTGATCTTGTGCTCAACAAGACGCCGCAAGGGCACCGTTGCGAACGCAAGGGCAAACATGAGTACAAGCCACACCACGCAGGTGAAAAGCTTACGCCACATGAGGAGACCACAGGATCGGCTCACGCTTCTCCCCATCCCAGTCGCTCCATCGCAAGATGCGCGCTAGGCGAGCTTGCGTGAGCGCGTCAGCATCAGTGAGGCCTGCCTTGACGTATGTTGCGAGGACCTGAGACCACGCCCACTTGGAGCGGGACCAGCCCTGAGGCGTCTCGTCAGGCTGAGCTTCAAACGACAACAGTTTAGAGGCCTTCACAGGACCAACCCCAGGACAGCCCTTGTACCCATCAGTAATGTCCCCGATGAGCGTCTGATACAGATGGTTGTAGTCTGCCACTTCCTCAGTGATCGTATGAAGGTCCTTGCCGTCCCAGACTTGCGTGGGGATCGTCTTCATGTCCTTGTCTTGAGAGACGATGATCCGCTGAGCAGTTCCCGGCTTCGTCGCCAGAATGCCCATGGTGTCATCAGCCTCTAGGCCTTCCATAGTCAGCGTCGTGTACTCAAGGTCACAGCGCTCCCGTACCATCGAATAGCAGAGAGGCTTACGAGCCCCCTGACGATTGGACTTGTAGGTGGGATCAACGCCGTATCTGAAGTTGTTCGCGCCTGAGAACGTAATGACGTGGTCTTCAGTCTCGAAGCGCTCAAAGATTCTCTTGATCATGGCCTCGAAGTTGTCCCACGCTAGTTCAGGGTTGCTGAAGAGTACGTGGTTGTCAGCGTCCCAGCGTGTCTCGTGTTCGATGGCGACCGTTGCCGTGAATACGAACTGATCGCCGTCTATGAGTAGCAGCTTACGTGTCACTTAACGTCAGGTTTCTTCATTGGCTGATCTTTGTACCAACAGAACCGCTCACGCGGCCACTGGATGTAATGGTGTGCTCCTGTGGTAACGTCAGTCACCTGCGCTATGCAGAGCACGCTGTTGTTCGCGAGCCAGAAGTAGTGCTTCACGTTCTCGAAGACGACCTGTGTTGTGCTGTCGTCACGGTATAGAGTTATCTTACGCATCATTCGTCCTTTATGGTGGGGCGGCCCCTAAGAAAGCTTCGGTTAGCCATGACGCGCACTTCTGCGTTGTGCCAAGTCCAAAGCTCTCCTGTATGAGGATCGTCCTGCTGGATACAGACCCAGAGAAGATCATCCTCTTGGCCGTAGTCCATCGTGGCAATGCAGCGCCCCTCACCGAAGGGCGTGTGCATCCACAGGTGCTGCTTGAGTTCTACGTACATGCTCAGAAGGTGTGTTCTGCGATGGGCTGCTCGTCGCCGCTATCCACATCGTCAACGTAGGTGTACTCACTCTGGTCAGTGTCTTCATCCGGCCAGCCGTAGTCATCAGCGTGGTCGGTCCAAACTGGAGGCAAGCCATCAGCAGGATCAGTCTCGTCACCGCTGTCGTCCCAGATGCTGTGGGCATCCCGCTGCATCTCGAAGGCTTCATCAAGCTCATCCCATGCTGCGTCATCATGGTGCGTACCGTCGAACTCAGGCCAATACTGATCAGTGTTGCAAAGGTAAGTGACGTAATCATCAGCTTCCTCAGGGTTCACACGAGCGTCATGAACTCCTTCGAGATACCCGTCGTCGAAGCTGTCTTGCAACTCTCGCTTAGCGTCGTGAGTTTTCATAAACTCCTCGCCGTCTGCGAAACCTGCGTCGTAGCCGTCTGAAAACGCTTCTTTAGTATCGTAGTCTTCGCTGTGGGCATGGCCTGCCATGAAGCCGTGCTGGCGTGCGGTCTCAATATCAGCGTTGATTTTCACGGCTTCCTCAGCACGCTCAGCCAAGACTTTAGTGGCCTCCTCTAAACGGCCAGCTTCAAACGCAAGCTGCATCGCGCCGTCGATAACCCCATAGGCCTTGCCGACAGCTTCCGCTGCGTTGTCGCCGTAGAGACCATTGATGGCTCGGGAGAGAGCTTCGTTGTTCACAGGGATAATGTACTGTTGCATTAGTCGTCCTTCTCGTGGAGCCATGTGAGGCCCTTGTTGGTGATGTTCCAAGCTCCAGCGAACGTGCCGATGCTTACTTGTGTGGTTATGAGGTGGAGCGAAGCGGCCATAGCGACCACTTCAGCGTTCGTCCGTGCGTAGTTGGACTTGATGCTGACCTTCTCGCGCCACACGAGGTCTAATAGTTCTCGTAGACGACCCTCAACGCTAATGAGTTGCGCGCCAGTTGTCGCCATAGGCGTAGGAGCTGTCGAGCGGCCCTCGGAAGCCGTAGCTGTCACCCGCCGCACGGGCGTGCTTGACGATGATCGCGGCGATTTCTTCTTCGAGACCTTCGCGGACGCAGAGCTGGATTTCGTCATGTACCCAGAGGCACATCACGAAGTCGCCGTCCCATCCCCATTTGTATTTCGTACATAGTTCCTCGTAGACATCGCAGACCCAGCGCTTGCAGAGGATTGCTCCGCAGCTTTGGATCAGGAAGTTGAGCGCTGAGTGCGCGGATCGGGTGGGTATCTTGCGTTCGTCGAGGCCGTATATCCAGCCGTAGCGTTCTACCTGACCGTCGATGCGCTTCTTTAGATCGCTGAAGCCGCCGATGCGCTGGATGAATTTGTCACGCACGTCGCCACCAACGGACTTAAGAGCGCGCTGTTCGCCCTTGCGGTTGATGAAGACCTTGTTGAATAAGGCTTCACCCTCAGGACCACAGTCACGGCGGGCCTTGATCAAACAATCGAAGACAATCTCGCCGCACTTCTCAGCGCCAGCTCCGTAGACGAAGCCATAGATGAACCGCTTTGCGCCGTCCTCGCGGATGATGGTGTGCAGCGGGCTGCTCTTGTCCCGGGGACCATCAACGAGGCCCATAGCTTGGGCGTTCGTCCAGTGGATGTCTCCGTCGATGACAGCCTCCATATAGAGACCACCATCTAGCGGCTGGAGATAGTGCGCCAAGCCGCGTAGTTCGAGACCGGACATGTCAGCACCCAAGAACTTCCATCCTTTGGGAGCGTAGAATAGTTCTCGGCATTCCGGTCCATACGGGCTCGCCATGTTTGGCACTTGTCCGAGATTGGGCAGGAAGTGTGAGGCCCGGGATGTGGTGGTCCCCATTGGATTGATAACCCCGTGAATACGACCGTCGTCCTGCACCGCCGTAAGCCAAGCTTGCTTGCCATCAGCGAGCTGCGAGAGACGCTTATCAAGCATGAGATAGCGGTCAACTCCGGACATTTCCGGAAACTGAACCACCACGCTCTGCAACACTTCCTCGTCAAACTGTGGTGCTCCTCCATCTGTGAACTTCGTAGGCTTCCAGCCTCTGTCCTTGAGAACCTTTGCGATGTTGGGCCTAGAGCCGGGATTGAACTCGACTATCTTAAGCTTTGTATACGGCTCTCCCTTGGTAACGCCTCGGGTCTTATTGCTGACCTTAGGCATGTGAACTGACGCAGCCGCCGTGGGCTTCTCTGGCGCGTACCAGAACCCGAACTGCTTCTTAAGTTGGTCTTCTACAAGTGACTTCTCTTCGATGAGATGGACGTGTAGCGCTTTGGCCTTCTCAGTATCAAACGGGACACCAGCTTGCTCCATTGCGTTGCAGACAATCGCTATCCGATGTTCAAGCTCGATGGAAGCGAGAGAGTACTTGTCAGGGTCCAGATGTTCCCAGAGTACTAGGTTGGTCGCGGTGTCTTGGTCCATGTAGTCTTGGAGGGCTTGCGTCCACGTACCCCACACGAACACAGCGAGCGCCTTAGGGTCCGTAATGCCCAGTGCGAGACCTTCGGCCTGACGGATTTGGGCGTAGTC